CTGCTGCGGTGATTGCCTGATTGAGGGTCGGCATTGTGCCGTTGGTACTCAACGTAAACTTGTAGATGTTGGACTGGATACCGCTGAACCCGGAGATGTAGATGGCTGGACCAGAAGCTGTGATGCTCGTAAAGATGTGATCAGAATCGCTGTGAGTATACACGGCAGAGGGGAGCGACGATGAGTTAGATGATATCTCATATACCGAACTATTGACGCACATTACAATGCGCTCTTTGACGTACTCCATCACTGCGTTCTTGACATTGATGCCAACAGCGGTGAACATAGAAGTCGCTGCATTGGTGCTGTTCAAATCAAGGTTCTTCTTGAGGACTTCAAGCTTACCGCTGGGACCAGTATCGTTAGTCACCCAAAAAGCCGTGGTTCCATCATCGCAGATAGCGTAGACCTTATCGTCAGCACCAGCGTTGTAGTCGACGAAGTGAGTCTCGGCCCCAGTAGAGTCGATTTTGTCTACATCGTACCCGTCGTGGAGCAAGGCTCCATCGTATTTCGTACCACTCACGGTCCATTGAATCGAGCGTAGCTGTTGAAAAGAACGCCCATTAGATTCGATAGGGTGGGTAGTGGTGTGTCCGACGGTGCTATCGTTGAGCAGGGTAACCTCACCCTTAGTCCAGACATTGACACCCTTGCTATCGGCAAAGCGGTAGTCAACATTATCCTCGCCGGTATTAGTGTCGTAGAAGATGATACCGTCACCATTGTGGAATGAGGACTGGCTACGGATCCACCACCCGGTAAGGCTCTGCTCGCCTGGCTCTACGCCGTTGTCGAACTGTTCCTTTCGGAATGGAGCCGTTTGCCGGATGTATGGACGACCGTCATTGATAGCGTAGAAGAATGGCTGACCGCCGATGGCTATGTCGTAGGCTTCATTGGTATTCTGCCAGATAGCATCAGAGGATACAACACCGACGTCAACTGCAATCGCACGGGTACTGCGACCTTCGGTAATATCACGACCGGCCATTATTCTCCTTTAGTTGAACGATGCCAATAGAATCGAAATCATCTATATGGTCATCAATTGTTCTTGTTACTGGAAATATCTCCGTCTGTAGACTCAAGTTCCTGTTGCTCTCTCATCTTGTTCTTCAGGTGTTCGTGCGCCCAGTACAATGCGTAGTAGTCAAAGTCAAGGCTAAACCGCTTCATATGCTTGACCAAGGCTCCGGTATGAGCGTGAAGATCGATTCCAGATTCCTTCATCTTGCGGAAGAAGATGATGTCCTCACCGACAAAGTGATCATCACTAGCGGAGCCAGCCTGCTCGGTGAAGAAGGACTGATTGGGGAACTTCTCGCGCATCTTCGGGATGATAGACTTGTGCATAAGCGTAAGACCGAAGCCTGCCTGGTCTACCTTGATTACTTCATTCTCGGGAAGCGGATGAACATACTGAATCTTGTAATCAGATACGTTGTTGAACAGGGCAGGGAAGGGACGCATTAGCGTTCCCTCGTTCTCCTTAGAGATGAAGTAGACACCGGATACGACGGGACGCATAATCTTGTCTGCCGTCTTCCAGAGCTTAGCCATAGCCTCAAGGGTTAGTACGATGTCTGAGTCCACCCATAAGAGCCAGTCAGACTTTACTTGGTCAGCCCAGTGGTCGAAGAGCACCTGGCGCTGTCTGCCAATCTGGTTGCCCTGTACTCGGATGCTGGTATGGATTGGCATACCGTTGCCAGGACCAGCAATCACTGCGGTCATCAAGCCTTCGGTAAACTTGCCGTCTGTTAGTCCCCCGTCGCACCAGCCGATAGCGACGGTCTCATTCTTCTGAATCATTTATGCCCCCAGTTGTTTGTCGAACTCAATCCACTTGGCAGTAACTGTCTCCCAAGAGAATGCCTCGTTGATATAGGAAACCTGTTCCTCAGGATTCCATTCCCCTTTGTAAATCTTTTCTATAGCCTCTGTCAGCTTTTCAGCGAAGAGACGTGAGTGCTCATTTGGGTCATCCATATAGTCATAGCTCAGACCGAACCCATTGGCGACCTCAGGTAGCGCACCCAGTTCAGGGTAAACCGTTAGGTTCCCTGCGCTCATCGACTCAGCCAGTGATAGGCAGAAGGTCTCGAGGTAGGTAGATGGGTAGGCGAAGATATGTGCTTCCTCTACCGCCTCCATCAGAGTCCGCTTCGGGGTCTTCCAGTAGAACCTAACCCTTGGGTCGATGTACTTCTGGTCTCCCTCAAAGTGGAGGTCTGGGTTGTAGTCGTTATAGAACTCCAACCGGAAGTCAGCATCGACATACTTGAGCGAGTTCATCAGCACGTGCAAGCCCCGGTAAGCGCTTGAGGTGTTGATGAGTTTGACCTGCTTGACCTTTTCGAACTTCTGTGGGATGTACTCCAGAGGGAAGATGGCATTCGGTATGACCACGAACCTATCAAGTGGCAGGTTTAGTTCCTCAGATGTCCAGAGCTTGTGCCACGTAGATGGCACGACTATCTTGGCTATCCGCTTGACGAACTCGGGATTGCCTAGAATCTTCTCTATGTAGACTGGATTGAACTGAGCCTTCGTATTGTGGAGCCAGAGAATAACCTGGCGTCCATCCTTGATTACCTCTGGCACATCGAGTGATATGCCTGGAGCTACCATACAAAGGTAGTTCTCCATATTGACCATATGTGGGAGCACTAGCTTCTCCCACGTACGAATCATATATTCGGTGCCACCGTAGACAGTCTTGTCGTACAGGAATGGCATTTCCATAGTGTCCCCCTATGTGTATTTCTTTTTTTGCCAAAATAATTTACGGTAGCCACCCCAAATATATTTTCGTATCTGTCTGTTGCGACGTTCCATATCGTCGGCATCAAAAGCAGGGGATGAGGAGCGCCATTCATCTCGACGAAAGGGAAAGATTTGAAACATCGGAGTTCCAGCTGGGATAATTCCGTCAAAACCTTTGTGGATAAAAAATGGAATGTTGCCCATTGGTGTGTGGTGAAACGAGTCAGCATCCACAACACCTGTCATAGTTGTAAAAGGTAAGTCCAGGCGATTGAACGGATGAGTAATAAGAAGGCTGTATCCCTTTGGCAGTCTAGCGTGCCAATAGTTTGACCATATAAATTCAAATGGATAAAAAGCTTCGCCTATAACTCCGCTTACTTTTTCTCTATGTGCCATCGGCTGCGGACCGGACTCATAACCATAGTTTACAAGTCCGTTATCATTACTAATTCGTATGTCTACCCAAGTTTCTTGTATATAACCGGAGGTAAGAGCATCCATAAAAGGCAAACACGCCTTCAAATGTCCGTTTTGAAGTTTGCCGTCAACATATTTGATAGAAGAATCTTTAGGGGTTGGCAGTTCTTTATACCAAGTTGGTATGTATTGATACGCAGGCTTAGGTCCTTGTACAAATTTAGAAACATATTCGGTTCCGGATAAGAATTCAATTTTCATTTGTCCCCTTGTATTTACTATATCAGGTATATATGTTTTTTATTTGTACTCTTTTTTTGACCAAAACATATTTTTGTACCTATCAAAGAATTTAGTTTGCAGTCTTTGAGTTACAGTTGCTTGCCTTACTAAGTCTTCTTGATTTCCTGGTTTCATTTTCCAAGAGTCTCTTTTTAGGGGAATAACTTGAGCTATGGGCGTTCCCATCGGAATCAGCCCCTCAAAGCTTGGGTCATTGATTACGAATGGAAAGTTGACCGGAGCAGAGTATTGGTCTGTATCTACTACTCCAGGCAAAATTGTAAAAACCGACTCTCTATGAAACGGTTGTACAAATAAAGTTGAATATCCCTTTGGGGTATTGATAGCCCAGGGATTATTCCATTTCGGATAAGCGTATTGTTTTCTATCTGGATGAATTGGAGCTTGGTCTATTGGATGAAAGCTAATCAATTCAAATGAAGACCATTCAAAATACTGTTGTCCATCTCTAATGGATACATATACATCTGCTGGAGACTCAATAATATATCCAGCAGTTATTGCATCAAATACTGGCATACAGCGTTTTATAGTAGCCATAGTTCCGCCACTACCGTTAGGTTTTTTAGTTCCACCAATATAAGATTCTGTATCTTTATACCAATCTGGTATCAGGCTTGATGCCGGTTTTGGCAGGGTCAAATCCTGATACCCAGACACATTGGTAAATGTTATCTTCATACACGCCCCCTTGTGTATTATTTATACTATAACCCAGGATTGAGTGTCTTCATTCCACTCATATTCCTTGCCGTCTGTAGGCATAGGAACCGGAGCTTCCCACTCAAAGCTATCGTTTAGCACCCAACTCCCGTGTGGTTTCCTTGCTACAAATCTTGTTCCATCCCAAGTTCCACCTATTTCGGCAGGGACTAAACCTTCAATTTGAACGCATAACTTTCCAGTAACCTCTTCTGCGATTTGAAGGGAATCTGCAACAATAATGTTTTCAACAAAACCGTTTGCAACAACTGCAAAAGTATTCATTATTTACTCCATATCTTTATTTTAGTTAGAAGCCTCTAAGGACATAGACAACACCAGCGGTTCCGCTGCCAGCTCCGGCGGCGCCAAAACCAACGTTTCCAGATGCAACACTTCCGCCGCCTCCAGCTCCGTATCCCGTTCCAGTCTCTCCATTACCACCAGTTAGTGAATTTGAAGTAGTGGTTGCGGCACCAGCGCCTCCGGTTCCTATTCCAGAACCAGCTCCAGGATTTTTTGTATTAGTACCAGTAGCACCAGAACCACCAGCACCGTTGGTTCCAGTTTTTACCGACGTTGCATTATTGATTGCTTCTCCACCGCCACCTGATTGTCCGGTTGCTGAAACAAGATTTCCAAAGGTTGTTGTTCCTGCGTTTGCTCCACCTGGCACTCCGCCAGCACCAATTGTGATAGACGTAGATGTATTTACAAAAACCATTTTATCAACAACGGCACCACCTTGTCCACCAGGCAAACCTTGGTAGTTGGTAGTAGCGTTAGAAAACGAACCGGCACCACCACCGCCAACGCAGAGAACCCATAGTTTTCCAGTTTGATTATATGTACTGGTTGTGGTAACTGTATCTAGAGTTCCAGATATTTCAGTTACGGTTAGAGCTGCTGCTGTTTTAGTAACAGTAACTACAACATTTGTTCCAGTAT